ACGAAATGACGTCGGAAAGATCAAAAGTAGGCGTCCGAGAGCCGCTGATAAACGGCTCCGAACGCCTTCTTAATCATCCAGAGATACGCACCTGGAGGGTTGATACTATGTACTCCAAGGGGAAGACTGGAACGTAAATGGACTCAGTACGCATGATGGTCGGGTCGTTAGGATCAACCGTCGCATCAATACCGGAAACGGACGACACGATCTGATTATCGATCAGAGTGGCGAACATCGCGGTCAGTGAACGTTCCGCAGTCTTAAGCAAAGTTCCCGTGAACTTCTGCCCGATGAACGGATCCAAAGTGGCCCGAACATCTTGCTGCACGAACTGGATGGTCAGGGTGACCGATGGCGTACGGGTGATGACCGTGGACGGATTCGTGGTGAGTCCATGCCGAACACGAGGCCCGGTCTGAACCATCTCGATAACCGTGACACCATTGACGGCAACTTGATTGGCCTCCGTGGGGTCCAACGTACGTCCAGGGGATGTAAACCCAAGAACAGAACGGCGAGTCCAAGGAGTGGCAACGTCGATGGAAGGAGCGCAGGTGGTTCCCGCCAAAGCCGCAGCCATGTAAGACCCATCCACGAGCTGACTCGTGATGTTTCCAAGGTTGTCTTGGATGGGGATAACGTACGACTCGGGGTAGACTACCACCATGAGCTCGCTTCCAAGCCCCTGAGCGATAGATGTGACACCAAGTGCATTCGTCCCTGCCGCAACACCTACAACACCCATGCGCTCACCCTGTTGACGAGGGCTGCTCATGATGATGCAGTGTTGGTTCAGGTATGAGAAGATCGCAGGATCTGTCCCGAGTGGAGTGATGATATCGGGTTTGATATTGCCAGGGAAAGGCTTCCGAAGTGAATCAATCGCAGCCGTGAAAGAACCCACGGATGCCTGAGATGAACCAGGAGCCTTGAGAACCTGTGCAAGTCCAACGATTACCGCTCCATTGAGAATGGACAGACGGGCACCGAGCGACAGAGGGAACTGAGGCGTCGGAGGTCCGAAAGCCGCCTGAATCGTCTTTGCGTCTTGGTAAAGCGCAGGAGTCAAGTCCGACTTCGCGTACTGGTAGGAGACGTAATATACGTCTCCAACAGCCGGTTGGGTTCCACCAGGGGCGAAGGTCTGGATGACTCCAGTGTCACCCGCATTCATCCCGAGCGTGTTGTAAACGGTCAACTCAAGTCCAGGGATGGACTTGAACGGGATGGAAGCGTTGCACGTCAGAGTGGAGTTCACAATCAGAGTGAAGCTTCCACCACTGGAGTAATCACCAGCCGAAGCAGGCAATACCGTGAATCGGAGACCCGTACGAGCATCCGTGTAGGTCTGACCAGGGAATCCGATACCAGACGAACCATTCGGGTTCGTCGACATGACCGTATACCCCGATTGCGCCGCTTCACCAGAGTTTCCGGTAACGCCAGGAACGATCCCGATGCCCGTGTCAGGAATGAAGGCCGTATTGGCGACCGAAGTGAACGAAAGGGTAGACGTGGAACCAGCAGTTCTCGAATTAATCTCGAGGTATGTGCCAAGTCCGGGAGCCTGGATGCTGTAAGCAACAGCCAAAGCAATGAAGCTTCCGTTGAAGTTCAACGCATTTGCGATATCGCTAGCAGCGGGCTGATGACGGAACGCAGAACTTCCAGAGGTGAACCCAAGGACAGCGTTGGCCGTACCGAGATCAATGACGACGGAAGACTGGGGAGTGTTCGTCCTCGAGACCAGCACCACGTACCCGGCATTGATCCCTTGACCCTGTTGGGCCACGAGCTCCGTAGCCTCAACGACCACTACGTTAACCGTGTCGTTGATAGCATGGATGCTGTCATAGACACGGTGGAGGTTGTAAAGGCGCTTCTCGTCTTGGGCCAAGATGAGCGCAGAGCGCAGGTCGACCGCCGGAGAATCCGTGACTACGTTTACCGTGTCCGGAGACGAATGGAAAGCACCGCCCGTGTTCGAGAGGTGATCGTCGTACTTCGTGATGAACTGATTCAACAATGTCAATGCTGAAGGCAGATCAGTCGCGGTTGGCGCCGTCACAGCGTTGAACGTGTCAACCACAGCGTGGAAGGCACCACCCGTGTTCGAGATGTGGTTGTTGTACTCTAGCTTGAGGGAGTTCGCCAGAACAACGAGACTTGCAGTCAGCGTAGCCTGATCAGCCGCTGAAGCGTTGGCTGCATATCCCGCATTGATGTAAGCCACCACATCAGCCAATGCCACGGAAGTGCCATCAGGCAGAGTGGCAGTGTAGTTGGTTCCATCAATTGAGAACTGGAAGTTGTCATTCAACAGTGCAGTGATGTTGAATGGAGCTTGCCGAGTTCCAATTTGGAACGCTGCTTGATCCAACGCGTTGTACGAACCGGAAGAGGTTTGGTTCGCAGTGAAGTCGAGTTTGGGCGAACCATCGGTCTGACCAGGCGCCGTGGGCGACATGATCAGAACGTTAGAAACCAACCCATCGGTGGCAGACGGGATGTTGCGCCCAGCGATCTTCAGGATCGATTGAGCAGCATAGGTCACCGCAGAGGCCAGGTTATTTGGTGCTGTAGAGGCAAACGTCCCAGACCCGTCCGGGTGGACTTGAACATCCGCATCCACGGCAGTGTTAATAGCCGTAACTACCTGCGCCAATGTAGTCAGCCCTGAAAGGCTGATGGGCGCAATTACGATCCCATCAACACGGATTACAAGATAATCCGTGGTGAGGAATACGAGAGCGCTAGGATTGTCGATGGGCTGTGAAAGCAGCTCTGCAGGGTAAGCTGTGCTGAGATCGACAGAAACCGAAGGATTTCCATCGACAATCACGCCACCGAAAATGCGTGATGCCTCGTAAATATCGTACGGGCTCGGAGAACCGTTAGACACCGATGCATGCGTAGCAGGATCCAACGTGTTACTGAACGTGACAGTAACCGTCTCAGGCACCGGAGTCCCGCCGTAAGTGATAGCGTCCGGAACCGTTTCCGACCCAGAAGGCCACTGAACGATTTGCGGCAATGCATTCTTGGTTCCGAAACGGATCCCAAAGAGCGGCGCGTTATTCTGGATTTGAGAAGACAGAGTAAACTGCCCGGAACCGCTAGGTCCAGGAGTCACAACCGTCGCCGTAATGGTGTCATCCTCGATTCGGTTGTACCAGAATGTGGCAAATGCCTGGTAATCTGCCGGAACAGGGTTCGCCAATACGAACGTGTTGGTGGCAGAATCCACCGACAAGACGGTCACAGGAGGACGAGAAGAAGCATCGCGCCATGTCTTCCCAACATAAACCGTCACAAGGTCCGGACGGTTGGTCGGAAGATCGATACGACCATTCGTGATGGTCTGGTAAAGAGACACACCGAGTGGAGTATCACGCCCGTTGCCCGTAGTTGGGGTTAGAGGCATCACGAACGTAGTCGTTGAAACCTGATTCGTGGTGGTGTTCGTGAACCGAGTGCAAGGAACTCCAAAAATGCGATCGTCAACCAGCAGACCAATCATCTGCACATTGTTGAACGGCGTTACTCCAGTGGTGAGACCGGCATTGATGAGGAAAGCCGTTCCCCATTGAATGAGTGACTGGTCTCCCTCATTGAGAATAACGAAGTCAGGACCGTTGAGATAGTCCAATCGCCCTGGAGCGATGCCGACATTGCCAACAGTGACAATATTGTTGTTAGGCAGGTAATCGAACGTATCCTGGAAGGTGTTGAAGAAGTACTGGATGGTAACAGTTGCTCCAGCGCTCGGGGCGAAGGGCAATGTGACTGCCTGGTTCGCTCCGTCCACTGCGCTTGCAATGACCTGAAGACCATTAACCAAGACCACAACCTTAGACGGATCCGTGGTCGTAATTCCACCGCCAGAACCATCAACAATCGGACCGTTGAATGTCCGAAAGACCTTATTGCGGTTAGTGTAGGCACCCGGATTGAATCCGAAGACTCCTGTCGCCGTCCCGTTTCCAATCAAAACATTGCCTTGGGCAATGAGTTGAACATGGTTCAGGCCCTGATTATCAACATGAACCGAGGCAGACAGTCCAGGCGATGCAGAGTTATTGATATCGTTGGCAACCTGAGTGGCCGATTGTGTAGGCCCAGGAGTCAACGTGATATTAACCGTGGTCGCATCGTTGATCGTCACCTGGAGGACGTCATTGACTCCCTGAACGATGTTGTACGTCTCAGGGCTCGGCGCAATCAGCACAGCCGGTCCTGGTGAAACTTGGGTAGTGAGAATGTCCGTGATGCGAGTATCACCACGGTGGAAATTGTAACTCACCAACACAACATCGGTTGGCTGCGTCGGAACGAGAATCGAAACGAGTCCGTATGTTCCGTTGACTGCTGAGACTACAACTTGCTGTCCGTTGACAGTAACAGATACCTTGGTGGTATCGAAGGTAGTCTTACCCATGCCGGAACCATCCACGATCGGGTAGTTTCGGACTTGGAACTGGCTATAATTGCCATTCTGATCGCCGAGTTGAGGATTCTGGGGTGTACCACCAGTCACCCAACGCCCGGTCGCGTCCTCGTTGAAAATCGGAGTGTCAGCAACACTGCTCGAACCACGGATAATTTCAAAATCCGTCTGCGAGAGTGTCTCCTGAGCAACACCGATTAGGACGGGGATGCGAAGACCACTGAGGAGCTGACCGACAATCGGCTCCGTGATGGTCTGCGTGTAAACGCCGGGGGGCGCGTAGGTGGTGAACGGTCCGATGCCCATCTTGACTCCTTCACTCGAGCAGAAGTCTAAATATGTGTTTCTCCCCGAGGGGCCAAAAACAGGTCTATGTTTTCAGTATTGGTATGATCGGACTCCGCACATGAGCCGATCATAGGAACTCGATTATGAGTTCCTCTCAACACTGACTCAAGTTGTGGGAGCTTTAGGAGACTTTCTGGCAGTTCTCTTTCCTTTAGAAAGAGTATTGAGTCCAGTTTCTCTCAATTTAAGAACCGCGGGATCAACTGGCGCTGTTCTACCGCCTGCTGTCGAAATCGCATTGGTGCCTGATTCTTTGCGAATTTGATCTCGCGCCGATTTGCGTTTGGCGTATTCAGCCCATTTCTTCTCAGAAGATCTTCCAATGGCTTTATCGAGAGTCGGGTAATCCAAATCATGGGATCCAGACTGCCCATGGACTCCACTTCCTTGAGTTTGACCAGCCGGGGCTTTGAAAACAGGAGGACTAGTCAAAGAAATCGGAACTCGTGAAGCGAGTTCATGACACTTACCGCATGGATGTTTTTGTGAATATTGTTTAA